GGGTTAACTAGGGTGGACTACAACACGGGCAACTTCTGCCTGACCAGCATGGGTCAGCGCGAATTTGAAAAGAACATCAAGCTGTCGCACAAGCTGGCCAGGCTGATCCGGGCGCCCATGGGCATGTCGATTGATGATTGGCAACAGGAAGTCCACAAGGAATTCGCCAGAGCTGTCGCGCTGCACGATCCGAAGGTGGGCAAGCTTTCCACCCTGGCCTACAGGCTTGTGTTCCTGCGGTGGAGCAACCTAAACTCCCGGCAGCGCACAAGGACTCAGGGGCTTTCCACCGCGTCGATTGAAGCGGACAGGAACGGCGACGGTGCCACCATCAGCGACCTGCTGGGAGTGGAAGACAATTCCACCAAGCGGATTGATGACAGCGACTTGGCGGACGAGATCATCCGGCTGGCTCCGAAAAAGTATCGCCGCGTGCTGGTCATGCTTCGGCAGGAAGTCAAGCTGTCCGAGATCGGGCGCAAGCTTGGATTTTCCAGACAGTACGGAAGTCAATCCCTGGCGATGGTGCGGGCCGAGGTGATCAGCCACATGGGCTTTGACCATGTCCAATCGGCCGGCGAATGCGAGCACTGCGGTGATCCGGTGGTGAAGTCCGGCAACAATTCCCAGCCAATGTTCTGCCCGGAATGCGCCAGGGACCGGCTGTTGAACAAGAAGAAGAAGTGTTGGTACGCAAGGAAAGGCAAGGTACCTCAATGAACGACAAATTCACCGCCCCATTCGTCACACCGGACTCGGTGACCTTGGCCCTGATCGACACCATTTGCCAGTGGCGCGCCATGGGGTGCCCCAGCACCTTCACCGGCCCGCGCATGCCGGGTGACCCGCCGACACGGTGGCGGATCCGCGAGGCGCTGGATTCGGACGGGGAATATTTTTTCGTGGTCGAAAAAGAGTTTCTGAAGCATGGGAGCTACGGGTTCCCGATGCGGTTCGGCCCGCCGTTGAAGGTGCTGCGGGACACGCTGAACGATCTGAGTGAGAGGGGAGAGGAGTGAACCGTGAGTTACACCTATTTGCAGGATCAGGGGGCGGAATCCTCGGCGGCATGCTTCTCGGACATGTGCCAGTCTGCGCCGTCGAGCTGGAAAAGCATTGCCGGAAATCCCTACTCCAGCGCCAGCGTGATGGACTGCTTCCTTGGTTCCCCATCTGGGATGACATCACCACCTTTGACGGAAATCCCTGGCGCGGCCGGGTGGATGTCATCTGTGGAGGATTCCCTTGCCAGGATATTTCCTCCGCTGGCAAGGGTGCGGGAATCGATGGCGACCGCTCCGGGCTTTGGCGGGAAATGGTCCGCATCATTCGTGAGGTGGGACCAGGAAGAGTGTTCGTGGAAAACTCACCGATGCTTGTTCAACGAGGCCTTGCCGTGGTGCTCGGTGACCTTGCCCAATTGGGGTTCGATGCAAGGTGGGGAGTGTTGGGAGCTGATGACTGCGGGGCTCCTCACCGGAGGAAAAGAATCTGGATTTTGGCCAACGCCACGGGCAAATGAATCAACCGAGAGCCTTGAGACTATCCAAAAGCGGAGAGATGAAACCGGGTTTGCCCAGCTTAATTTGACGGCAGCAGTTTCTATGTGGCCCACGCCAATTGCTCAAGATGCCAAGCATTCCGGCCATGCTGAAAGCGGACCGGGCAAGGCCATGAAACTCAGTTACATGGTGGCTAAATGGCCAACGCCAACAGTCCAGGACAGCAACAAGGCAACCAAGCGTTGGCGGGACGACCACCAGAATAACCTGACGGCGGCTGTGGCCAATTGGCCAACACCCACAAGATCTGACTACAAGGGGAGTGGAAAAAAGATCCAGCGCAATGATGGGAAAATGCGTGATCGGCTGGATTATGCCACGGAAAGAAGCCCAGACGGATCAGCCATCAATGGTGGCCGCCTTAACCCCGACTGGGTGGAATGGCTCATGGGCTGGCCCATCGGCTGGAGTTCCACCGAACCAATGAACGGACCAATCCAATGGTCATGGGATTGGTGGAAGGCTGACCCGGCTGATTCAGGGGAAATCCTTAGGGCCAACAGCGGGACACCGGGCAGGGTTGCCAGGCTCAAGGCCATTGGAAATGGACAGGTGCCAGCCTGCGCGGCTTTGGCATGGGTGATTCTTGGAGGAGATCGGCAATGACATCAGACCCAACCTATCCCGAATTCAAGGACGAGGCGATCCGCTGGCTACTCGTCACCGGCAGGCTCCGCCACGAGCTGGTGATGCGGATGCTGGACACCCATCGGGGTACGGCCGAGTACGAGCGGATCATGGGCGGCCTGGAGGCGCTCAAGATCCTGGGTGAGCGGATGCACCCGGCGGAGGACGGGGAGGAGGTGACTGGGTAAGGTTTTTTTCGGGTGGTGGTGGAGAATTTGGAAACGATAACTAAGGGAGTTGAAGATGCTTGATTTGGAAAAGATTGTCACTGACGGTGTGCAACCGCACCCGCCACTGGTAGTGATCTATGGTCCACCCGGCGTGGGCAAGTCCACGGCGGTGTCCGACCTGGAGGGGGCGTTGTGGATCGATTGCGAGAACGGCACAAAGTTCCTGCCGGTCAAGCGGGTGGTGCCGACAGGGTACCCGCAGGTGCTGGACATCATCCGCGCCGTGCGTGAAAAGTCCGGCTCCTACAAGGGGCTGGTGATTGACGGGATTGACAGCCTGGAGCGGATGGTCTGGGACCATGTCGCCTCAAACAACGGTGCCACCAACATCGAGAGCATCCCCTACGGCCGCGGCTACAAGCTGGCGGTTAGCCACTGGCGGGACATGCTCCACGCCATCGAGCAGGTGCAGGGCAAGGGCCTGCCCGTGGTGCTGATCGGGCACGAGACATCCACCAAGGTGGAAGACCCGACCGGGCCCACCTACGACCGCATCAGCCCGCGGTTGCACAAGGACATCGTCAGCTTGCTGACGGAAAGGTCGGACGCCGTGGTGCACGCCAGGCTGAAGACCGCCACAAGGACCACGCAGGACGGCCGGACGCTCGCGGTGGGCGTCGGTCAGCAGGGTGGGGACCGGGTTTTCACGGCCGTGGGATCTCCCGCGGTGATCGCGAAGAACCGGCTCGGTATCGAGGCGGGGGAGCACCCGCTCAGTTGGAAGACGTTTGTTTCTCTCATGAAGATCGGAGGGTGACCGAGATGAACCTGAAGGGGATGGACTGGAACAAGATCGAGACGCCAAGGGGTGCCCGCCAGACGGTGCCGCCGGGCTTCTACACGGTGGTGCTGATGGATGTCAGCGAGGGCTCACCCAAGTCGGGCGGCCCGCCGTATGTCTCCCTGGAATTCCAGGTGCGCGGCGGGGAGTTCGACGGCTGCAAGGTGTACGACAACCTGCTGGTGAACGCCGAGAACGCCACCGCCAGGAAGATCGCCTACGGCAGGGTCAAGAGCCTGCTTGAGGCCACCCACTCCGTGGGAATCGTGGATGACCTGAAGGAGTTGAAGGGCCGGGAGGTCGGCCTTGAGATCCGCAGCCGTGACCGGAAAGACAAACCCGGCACCGTCAGCATCGATGTGCACCGCTACCTGCCGGTGGACGCCGAGGAACTGAAGGCGGCGCCCAAGCCCGCGGGTGAAGCGCCCAAGGCCCAGGCCCCTGCGGTGAACGGTGCCCCCGCGGGCAACGGGAAGATGCCCTGGGAATAAAAGCGAAACCGCTTGCTGGAAGGCGTCGCCGTTCGAGCCGGTGAGAGCGGGATGGGGTGGTGGTGGTTGATCCATGCCCGTGGGGGAAAGGGGGAATTGCATGCCTGAGACCATGACAGGGCACATCATTGGCATTGGTGCGCCCAATAGGACAGAGGATGGCCGAGCAGTCCAATGCGCCATCCTGTTGACCTACGGCGAGTATGGGATGGTCCGAATATTTTCCGACTTCTATCCGTCCAAGCCTGGCCAACAGGCCACCGGCATGATGCAGAACGTCAGCCTGTGGGACCGAGTCGAGGTATCGGTCATTGCCGGGAAGGATTCCCGATTGGAGAGTTGGAAGCTCAAGGAGGTTGAAGTCATCAACCCTGGGTGCAATATGAAGTCCCCTGAAAAAAGGGACATCCTCAACGCCTGTACCAGCGTTTTTACGGAAGACCCCATCAAAGTCCTGAACGCAAGTCACAAGAGCATCTGCCTTATCAAGCCAGAAAGGGTTGGATACGCAATGCATTTGCGTGAACACAAGGACTCAATTGACTGGGTGCAATGCCAATCTGAAACGCCGCAGAAGCCCTACATGAAATGGGAAAGCAGCGCCGGCCACTCTCACGAAAACCAGTTGTGCGCCCACGAGGCGTACGAGTGGCTTAGGAAAAACCAAAGTGCCCCAAGCAGACTTTGGGAAAACATGCAAATCGACAACATTGATTACGAGAAATGGTTTTTACTTGGAAACATTGCCGCCTGGCGGAATGTCTGGGTGGTGGTGCATGTGCACCGTTTAAAAAAAACTGCGCCGCAACTTATCGATACAAGCTCGCTGATCAGAGATGGAAGGCCAAAAGATTGGCCCTTATGTCTGCCCGTGGACATCGATGCCAGGCGTGCGGCTTCAACGGGCCAAACCTTAATGTTCACCACCTGAGATACGACTGGGACCTGGAGCCTTGGGAGTACCAAGACTCTGATTACTTGATTGTTTGCAACCCTTGCCACCGGAGGATTCACGGAAGATGACCACTATGGAAGCGCATCCCATTGCCAACGCCTGGCCAATGATGCCACAGGAAAAGCTGGAGGAGCTTGCCGCTGACATTGCCAAGAACGGGCAGCGGATACCAGTTTGGTCTTACGAGGAGAAAATCCTAGACGGTCGTAACAGGTACGCGGCCTGCAAGATTGCAGGGATTGAACCGATTATCGAACCTTACACGGGGGATCAGCCAGCAGCCTTCGCCGTGTCCATGAACGACCGGCGCCGGCACATGACCAAGTCGGCTCTGGCCGCGGTTGGTGTGGAGCTGCTGCCTTTCTTTGAGGCTGAGGCGAAGGAGCGGCAAAGGGAGTCTGGTGGAGACAGAAAAAGCGAAAAGGTAAAATCGGTTGTGAAAAAAGTTTCAGAACCGATTGGCAGAAAACCTAATCCACCTGCTAGGTCTAAAATTGCCAAATCTGTTGGCGTAAACGAGGTTTACATTCAGGACGCCAAGGCGATCAAGGAGTCAGCGCCGGAGATTTTTGCCCAGTTGAAAGAAGGCAAGATTACAATGCAGGACGCCAAAAGGCTGGTCAAAAAGAAGCCTGACGGCAAATGGCGCAAGGATGAACTGACCCGCAAGAAGATGGTGCAATCAGGACACACAGTGGTGGCGAATGCCGGCAACGACAAGAACTTGATTGATTGGGCTGAAGGCGAGGGGATTGCTGTCCGCATAGATCGCGGCACCGACTATGGTAACCCGTTTCTGTTGGACAAGGACGGAGACCGTGACTACGTCTGCGACGCCTTTGCGGATGCTTACCTCCCCCACAAGAAATGGATCCGTCGGCAGATTGAAATGGGCAAGCTCACGGGGAAGGTCCTCATTTGCCACTGCTACCCGCAACGGTGCCACGGGGAAGCCCTGATCGAACTTATTATCGAGGGCAAAACCCCATGACCCCCGACCCCGACGACATCCACCGCGCCCACCTCCTCCCGGAGGTTTTCCCAGAGCCGTGCAAGTTCCCGCTGATCGACGAGGACTTCCGCAAGATCCTCGTGTTCGCCTCGGGCCTGGAGCCCGGGCCGCGGGAGACCATCAAGACGCTGGTGGCCGAGTGTCGCCGGCTGATCGTCAAGGAGAAGCTCGCGCTCCGCGAGTTTCAGGATGAGTACGAAGAGAATCTAAGGCTGAAGGGGATCAAGCGTGGAACCAAGGTACTACCAGACGGACTCGGTGCAGGCGTCATGGGATTTCATGAAGACGAACCCGGGGAAGAATCCCTGCATTGTCCTGCCGACGGGCACGGGTAAGTCTGTCGTTGTCGGAATGCTGTGCAGGGAGGTCGCCGCCTGGGGCGGGCGGGTGCTGGTGCTGGCCCACAGGCTGGAGCTCATCCGCCAGAACGCCGAGAAGGTGCAGGCTCTCCTGCCACCGGGCAAGGTCGGCATCCATTCCGCCGGGCTGGGTGTCCGGGACTGGGAGCAGGACATCATCATTGCCCAGGTGCAATCCGTCCACAAGTTCGGCATGGCCAACATGCAGCGGCGGGACCTGCTCGTCATCGACGAGGCACACCTGATCAGCCCCAACGACAACACGATGTACCGCCAGATCATGGACACCGGGTTGCAGGTCAACCCCCGCATGCGCGTCTGCGGGCTGACGGCGACACCGTACCGTTTGGACAGCGGGCCCATCTGCACGCCGGAAGGGCCCCTGCACGGTGTCTGCTATGAACTTGGCGTGCGCGAGGCCATAGAGAAGGGATTCCTCTGCAACCTGATCTCCCGGGTGGGATCATCCGATTCGCGGGCGGACCTGTCCGGCGTCCACACCCGCGGCGGGGAATTCGTCACCGGTGAATTGTCCAGGGCCATGCAGTTCGGCGGGCTGGTGGATCGGGCCGTGGACAACCTGCTGGAGCGTTCCGCCGGCAGGCACACCGGCATCGTGTTCTGCGTCGACCTGTCCCACGTGGAGGCGGTCCGCGCGGCGCTGGAAGCCCGCGGGCAAACCGTTGCCAGCCTGCACGGGGGCACTCTCCCGATGGAAAGGCAGTTCACCCTGTCGGCGTTCAGGGCCGGAACCATACGCTGGCTGGTCAACTGCGAGGTGGCCACCACCGGGCTGGATGTGCCCAACATTGATGTGGTTGCCCTCATGCGCCCCACCAAATCCGCGGGGCTGTTCGTGCAGATGGTCGGCCGCGGGCTCAGGCTCCACTCGTCCAAGCTGGACTGCCTGGTGCTGGACTTCGCCAACCTGCTGGTCACCCACGGGCCCATCGACCTGATCACCGCCAAGGGGGGCAAGAAGGGCGGCGGTGAAAGGGAAGCCCCCAAGAAGACCTGCCCCCACTGCTCCGAGCAGTGCCATGTGTCCATGACGATTTGCCCCAATTGCGGTGGCGACCTGCCGACGGCCACCAAGGATGAGGATCCCAAGCATGAGGACAAGCCCAGCGAGGCCCCGGTCCTGTCCACCGGCAAGGTGTTCGAGGATGAGGTGATCGCTGTCGGTGACGCCACCTGGGAAAGGCACATCGGCAAGTCCGGCATGCCCGTGCTGAAGGTCTCCTATTGGGAACCGGGCATGGCGCCCAATTCCTTCAACAGCTTCCGCAGGAAGCCGGCAGGAGTCGACTGGGTCTGCATCGAACACGATGGATTTGCCCTGTCCAAGGCTGAGAAGTGGTGGTCCAAGCGTTCCAACGATCCCTTCCCGGAATCCGTCAACCAGGCCATCCGTATCTTTGAGCTGGGTGGCGTTGCCCCCACCACATCCATCACCGTCCGCACCTGGCGGGACAAGAAGTACCCCGAGATCGTCGACCACACCCTCGGCGAGAAACCCGAGGTGGAACTCTCACGTCTGGAGTCCGTTGCCGAAAGCCTGGATGACCTGCCCTTCTAACTGAAAGGATTCAGCGATGCTTGAGATTCTTGAAGCCCTCACCGGGCTGGGTTGGAGTGTTTTCCCCTGCGTCCGCATGGACAAAGGGCCACTGACAAAGCACGGATTCAAGGATGCCACCACCGACATGGCGCAGGTGGAACGCTGGTTTCACCAGTACCCGGAATGCAATTGGGGCATCGCCGTGCCCGGCACCGCCATCGTGCTGGATATCGACACCCTGGACGGCGGGGACCCGAACCCTTGGCCGCGCAATCAGGACCACGCTGCCAGCCTGGCAAGCTGCGGGGCACTCACCCTGACCCCCCGCGGCGGCCGCCACCACTGGTATCGCCAGCCCACTCCCGGCAAGTGGAACAGCACCGCCGGCAAACTGGCCCCCAAGGTCGATACCCGCGCCACCAACGGCTACGCGGTCATACCGCCGTCGGTCACCCGGGACGGCGCGTACCGCTGGCTTGAGGACATGGAATTGACCTGCCGGCCCGAGGATCTGCCACTCCCACCGCAATGGCTGTCCGACCTGCTGGACGCCCACCCCGGGCGTTCCTGGCAGCGGGATGCCGGGAAGTCCGGGGAAAACACCGCCCCAGCCGAATGCGCGGAAGTCCTGGACGAAGGGATGCGGGTCTGGGTGAACTGCTCAGCCTACTGGCACACCATCGCCATGGACATGCTGGAAGAATCAGGGGGCGCCGTCTCCCACACCGTTGACGATGTCACCTACTGGACCCGGCCCGGGAAAACCAACGGCGTGTCCGCCACCTGGAACCACCCCGAAAGCCGGCACGGCGCCACCAACGATGTGCCCAGGCGGTTCGGATACCCGCGGCTGACGGTGTTCACACCCAACTGGCAACCGTTCGCGGCGAATGAATCCTATAGCACATTCGACATCATCCACCGGCTGACACCGCCTGAAAGATGGGGGCGGATGGATCAGCGCATGCAGGCCCACTATGACGCGGCAATGGTCAACTTCCGGCCCGAACTCTTCCACGACACCGACGACCGTCCCGATGTGGATGAGACCCACCACACGGAACCCGATGACGCTGCCGACATGGAAATGCCCGAGGGATTCCGCCCCGGGGGAATCATCGATTCCACCATCCGCGCCATCGAGGCGTCCGAGTACATGCGGCAGCCGGCATTCTCCCTCGCCGCCGCCCTGTCCGTGATGTCCATATGCCTCAACACCAAGGTCACCGCCAGACGCACCATGGCCAACATCTACTGCCTGTGCGTCTGCAACACAGGGGAAGGCAAGAACGCCAGCCAAATCGCCGTGAGGCGCATCCTGGAAGCCACCGACCCGCCCAAGCCATTGGACGCCATCCTTCACGGCGCCGTCATCGGCATGCCCCACTCCGATTCCGGGCTGCTGACAGCCCTGAAACACGGCAACGTCCGCCTCATCCGGGCCGATGAAATGGCGGGCTACCTCAAGGCCGGGATGAAAAACGGCAACGGGTACACCGCCCGGCTGGTCACCCTGCTGACCGAGCTCTACACCCACGGCCGCGGGTCCTACACCCCGCCGGTCTACAGCGACGAGAAGAAAAACCAGACAATCGAGGCCACGCCATTCGTCTCCCTGTTCGGGTCCACCACCCCGCAACAACTGGCCAGCGCCATGGACACGGAATCCGTCGAGGGCGGGCTACTCCCCAGGTGCCTGCTTTTCCGGGGCAACGATGAGGCAGACTGCACCGTGCCCCTGTCCGATTTCGTGGTCGGTGAACCCCTCGCCGCACAGGTTCGAGCCTGGAGAAACTGGAGCCCAAGCACCACCCAGGTCGGGTGCAGCGGCACACCCGATCCTCGCGTCGATTGGAAACTGACAGACGAAGCCGAGAAAATCCTCAACGAAAAGACAACCGAATGGCTCCACGCCAAAAGACGGGGGCTCCGTCAACAGGATCTGTCCGCTTTCATCTACACCCGCCAAGCCCAGAATGTGGTGAAAATCGCTTTACTGATCGCTGCCGACCGGTGCGAATCACCCACCGCGGAATGGGAAATCGAGTCCAGGGACATTCTTTTTGCCATCCGATTGGTCGACTGGATGGGCCGAAATATGCGCCACATGGTCGAAGAAGACCTGTCGGAATCCTTCATCACCCAGTGCGCCAACAAACTTTACCGCAGAATCAGTAGCTGTGGTTCTGATGGAATCAGCAAGTCTAGGCTATTAAGAAGATCAAAGATGAGTTCACAAGATATGCAAAGGGCGATAAATCATCTTATTGAATCCGATTTAATTAAATGCGACATACATAACACCGCTGGTAGGCCTGTGAGTGTTTATATAAAAATCTAAGGAAAAAATGGGGAGAATATATTGGCCACGCATCCTAGGCTGGATGCGTGGCTTTTCTTTTTGTTTGAACGATTCACCTTTGCACATCCATCTTTCCAGGCCATTTGGTGAAAAAAGGGTTGAGGCTGAAAAGCCTGAAAAACAAGGTGAATAATAATAATATAATAATAATTATTTACTTATTTACCTTTCTCTCCCCCTAGTCCACACCAATCGTTTTTTTTTGATTCCCGTTTACCCGTTTGTATGGGCAGGGGGGTGAAAGATGGCATAAGAAGCGGATCCGCAAACTGAAAGCAAACGATATCTTATTTGGGATACTGCGGATTAAGGAAAAGAAAGGTTGATCGGTTATGAAGAAAATTGCACAACCGATCAACTCCGCCCACCCCTCACCCTTGACAACCCGCCGCGGTCTGGTAACCTAATCCCAACTTTTTCGTTTCGAGGCCAAGGACGGCACCCCCAGGCACTGGAGGCCGTCCGCATGTTCTCAGCACTTCTCCTCTCAGCTTCCCTTTCCCTCGCCGGCGACTGCGGCGATTGCGCTGGCGGACGCCAAGGCCTGTTCGCCCGTCGCGCTGAGCGCCGCGCGGAGCGCAAGGCTTCGGCGTGCTCGACCTGCGAGTCGGCTGAGCTGGTCCAAGAAACCGTCCAGCAGGCCGAGATCCGCACCACGACCAAGCAGGCCGTGAAGACCATCACCGGACCCGCACGGAAGTCCACCGTGATCGTCCCCACCGGCGCGGCCAAATCCGTCACGCCGAACGGTTCCAAGTAACCATGTTCTTCCGGGCCCTGGCACGCTGGCTACGCGTCCCGGGGCCCGAAGTGTTCCAACCCATCAACCCGCCGGAATTGCAAATCATGCTCACCCTGAAAGTCGGCCAGTCTGTCAGCCTGACGGTTCACCCGAAAACCTCCGAAGGCCAGGAGTGCCAGGTGGACGGCACCCCGG